CGTTTTTGAACGCCAGCATCGACCGAATCATCTTCCGAATTGCAGTCTTGACTTCCGCCACCGTTGGCGCGGAAGTGCTGGCGACTGTGCTCGTAATGTCGTTCGATTGAGTTCCGGAGTTCCCCCAAACGTGGTCGGTGTCGTAGAAAAACTGGCCATCGAAGCAGGCTGTGCTTTCACCCTGCTCAAGCACCGAAAACCACAACTCATCTGGGTGATGCGCGGCTTCGATTCCAAGCTGCTCGAGCACCGGCCCGTACTGCCCAAGGTTGTCGTCTGCCAAGTCTGTTTTCTTAATCAGCAGACTGTTTTCCCAGTGCTTGTTCTCCAGCACAAAATTGGCCGCTCGTAGTTCAGAGAACTGGCGTTCCCCAAGCCACTCGCGCATCCCAGGCATGTTCCCGATCCACCCGTATTTTTCGCTACTGCGAACGCTTGTAGCGTCGTAGCAAACTTGCGGGTAGAACGGAGTGGATGCCGCCACTCTGTTATCAAACTTCGCCGTCAGGTCTCTCAGCTTAATTTGCGCTGATGCAATATCCACAGCCATCGTCAGATCCTTTCAGTCAAAAACATCAGCCCAGCACGTCAATCATGACGTCCATCTGAGTTGCCGAAACGTAATTCACTGCCCGGCCAATCCGGGAAGCACTCGTCGATGTTGCAGTGATCGTAAAATTGTCAGTTGCATAAATCAGGTCACCGGCAATTGCCTGGGTGAAACTCGATCCAGTCAACCGGAACACTCCCTCACTGTACAACTCACAAACCTTGTCACCAGCCGATCCACCGGAGTTGTCGCATTGCTGGTAGACAACTCCCGCAAAGGCATTGGCCCCGGCGTTGTCATCGTTTGTGATAAACCCCGTCGAAGCGTCCCAAAACGCCAGCGTGTTCTGGTACAGATTGACCGCAGCCGCCTTGCACTGAATGATGTCGCCCGCGTCCTGCATCAACACAACTTGATTCGCTGTTACTGCCATAGCTCAACTCTCCTCACTTCTGCAAAGGCTCAAGGCCATCATCAATCCGACGGCTTCGGATGTACTGCTCTTCTGACACACTCAGAAGACTCCTGTGCTGATTAAACTCCGCTTTGTACTTCGCGTTTGGATCGGCTGGTGGCTCTGGTGCCGCATCCAAAACGCTCCCGCGCTTGCCCATCAGATCCTTCAACGCCGCCTGAGTCTCAGCAACGCTGAAACCGGCATCAACAAACGCGTTAAACTTCTCGCCAACTCCAGCCAGATCACACAGTGCCCTGATCTTCTTGCAGCGGTCACGCTCAATTGCCGCAAGATCGGCGGTAGGAGTCGCGACAACCACCGGCTCAACCACAGCACTCAAATCAGCCACCGGCGTTTCTGGAACCTCGCTCGGTTGTTCAGTTTCTCCAGGCATGGCCTGTCCTTTACTCGAAAAATATCGGTCCAGAAACGCTGAGATACGACCTCGGACCACATCAGGTTCCGCATCTCCAAAATATGAACTCAGCAAGGCTGTTGCCTGTGCTGGCAGGTCTCGCAAATCTGCATTTAACGAAAAGAATCCGCCCCGTGTTGCTGCTGGTTCGTCGACTACGTCACCGGCTTTGATTGCAGCAAATCGCATCGGCCACATCGACCGCTCTTCTTTCGACTTTCCGGAATTCAACTTCTCGAATTGTGCCAGGTCACCACGGTCCAGCTTTGTCGCCAGACTCACGCCAAACGATTCAGGATCGCTTTCTGCCAGATCCATGACATAGTTGCCCAGATCGCCCTGCGGACTGGTGAAAGCAGCGTCTGCAATATGCAGGTCGCCTCGCAGCGTATCGCCTTCGATTCGCACGTTCTGCCATCGACCCAAATAACTGCCCATGCCATCGGCTGACATATTCGGATGTGTGAATCGGGCTTTCAGTCCGTTCCGGCTTTGGCTTGCGAACTGATACGCCTGATCCAACGTCTTCGCGTCAACGGTCCATGGGCGTGCCTCAGCGTCATTCAGGTCGCCAACCTGCATCAGGGACGCACCGAAAATCACGTTGGCTTTTCGGTCTACCCTGACAGGTCGCTCGGCCGTTGTATCTGTCCGGAAAAATCCCGGATCGGTTGCAGTTTTAAGCTGGTGCATTCTGTGCCTCCATTGGTTTTGCTGCTGGCTCTTGTGTTGTGGCCTGTAGCCCCAGCCCTATCCGGATCTTATTCAAACGGGCTTCCATCTGAGCTTTCGCAATCTGCTCACGCTCAATCTGAACTAAGGTTTCATCGAAGTCTCTGCCACGGCTTGCAAGGCTTTCGGTCTGAGTCGTAAGTCCCGCACCGATTGCCAGAATATCCGCGTTAACTTCCTTTTCCGGATCGACCCACGGCCATCCGGGCGGAATCCATGCGTGTTGCAGAAAGTGGTCCCGGTTTTCCTCGTACTTTACCGGATCGACATTCAACTTACCCTGCACCACACACTGATCGATGAATCTCGCCCAGACTTTGCGGTAAACCGATTCGATGTCCAACTGCTGCCAGATCCTGAACGTTATTCGGCCGTCAATCAAAGCCAATCGCCCGCCGCTAAAATTGTTCGTGAACTGCTTTGCCAGCAATTCGTAGGGATACCGCAACGCTGCCGCTACACCATGCAATGACCACTCGACATATGGCCCCAGCGTTGTGCCAGGCCTTGCCGGATCGCTGAACTGAATGCCCTCGCCTTCGGCCAGATACTGAATGCTGCCAGGTGCCAGATCTTCAAGATTGGAACGTGAACTCCCCTGCTCCGCCAGAATCACAGGATCGGTCACACCAGTGACGAAAGCCCCATGGCAAGCGGCAACCTGTTCGGCAACCAAATTCGCGTAGACGAATTCTTTCAGGTCTTTCAGCTTTGCCATGGCCGGAGCCATCCACGGAACGCCGCGCAGTTGCCCTGGTGTCTGCTCCTCATAGCAGTGCAGCAAGTCGTCAAGACTGACCTCTTCTTCTTCCAGACTGTAAGCGTAGCTGTCATTCGGCAATGTCTTCGTCACATACGCTGCAACTGGCTTTCCGCCTGCATCCAACTTAATGCCCAATCTGCGGCGTTCGTTGCCGTTGTTTGTGCCGTAGCTGTAAAGCGGGATTCGTTGCGGGTGAATGACCTGAACCGCCATGGTGACAGGCTTCGTCATGTCGTCATCGTCTGCCATGTGCAGCCACGACTCACCGAAAATTCCGTTACACCGTTCCAGCATTCGCTGCTTCAGGTAAAAATCCTGATGCTCTGACCACTTAGCAAATAGCCATTCGCTCATGACGCGAAATTCTTCGGCTTGTGCTGGCGTCAGGATGCCACGCTCGGCCTGTACTCGGCATTGTGGACGAATGCCCGTTCCGATAACGTTGTCAACCCGCCCGTTGATTGCAGAAGCAGCGTAAACGTCTGTTCGATACAGATCGTTTGCCCTGTCAATCAGTGTCTCAAGCTCTGATTGAATCGCATCGTTCGTCGTCAGTTTGCTGGCCATCCATCGCTCACCGCGAAGGCGGTCATGATCTGCCGCTTCCCACGCCGTGAACCGGCTTGCGGCTCGCTCGGACATTGCCACTCGGATCTCATGGTCGATTCGTGCACGAACTCGACGTGCCGCCAGTGCAGGCGATACGGCGGAGATAACTCGATCAATGCGAGTGAGTTTCTTAGCGACGTCAACACGCTTTTCAAGACTGTCAGACATTGCGGAACCTCACAAGATTCCTACCGGCTGCAAGACCGCCGGACGATTGCCTTCGCAGGTCTGAAATTCTGGAATCCAGTTCCGCAAGCCATGAGGACGTCGGTTCTTTTGTTACGACCTGCCCGTCTACTGAGTAGCTGACAACTGGCGATCCAGACAACAACGCTCCTTCGACTTTGTCGCGGATTTGCTCGAATAATGCCAAGCGTTCTGATGCGGATTTTGCCATGACAATCATATTGCCATGTTGTCAGCAGATTGGAACCCGCCAATTCCAATGGTTTGGAAACAACTCAATACTCCCGCCGTACGACAGTCTGAAATCTGTTGCCACATTGACAAGCCCGATACTGTGTGGCGAAACCTCCAGCCGTCGCTGTATGCTGCACGCTCGCAAATCGACCACATGACGGACACAAGCCATGCCCCGGAACCTGATGCCATTGCGTGTAAGCTCGCTTCGTGTAGCCCGGTTGCTGTAATGGTTTCATTTCCACCCTTTCACGAACTTCTGCGGCTTTTTGCCCGAAATTACACCGGTTTGAGACTGATTCTCGCTCTTTTTTTCCTGTCGTTTCGCCTCTGATTGTAACACCTCCATTGCCACAAATGAAAGATAACAGGCGTCCAGAAGGTGGTTTCGCGAAAAGGTCTGAACCCACCGCGTAACATTACCCTTACCAATCTCGAAGGCCTGTGTCTCACGCTCGGCCGTCAACTGCTTCGCAACTTCCGCCCGTCCTTCAGGTTTGTCTGTGTGTGGCAGTAGCAACGCCGTTGGGCTGTCAGCACTAACTGACAGTGCCTGATGCACTCGCCGCTTCCACTGGTCCGCGTTGTTTTGGTATTCCCGGAACCTCTTCACGCCCCTTGTGAATGCGACGTCATGCCACCCGTCACCGATGCGGATTGTGGTCTTTGACTTGTCCTTCGGTGCGTAGTAGCTGGCTCCTGCGTGTTGCTTAAATCCGAATCCTTTGGCCGTATTCCACAACTGGTGATCCTCACATGACGCGCGGACCAGATCCGTTTCCCACCCTGCGTCAATCAAGACCATATCCACCGACTGATTGCCGCCTGCTTCCATTTCCCAGCCGACGTCGAACTTCTCTTGTAGAAGCCTGATCGCGTGCGGAATAGCGTGTTTCAGGTCTGTCAGTTCTCGCTGAATCGGCTCGAATCCGTAGTCAATGCAAAGGGGCTGACCGTTCGCCATCTCAGCGGTGACAAACCAGTCAAGCTGCGCCGCCCGAACGTCGACACCTGCCGCAATCCGCTTCACGCCAGAAGGCACCGTGCCGCGTCGGTATTGGCTTTGCCTGTGCATGATGGTCTTCCAGTCCAACGGCTCCACGTCGCGTTCCTTTGGCTTTGCAGGCAATGCCCACGTCCATTGCAGCAACTCCTTTTCCGCGTTGTCTGAATTAACCTCGCGTGCCCCTCGCCACTCGTCAGCCCCGACGATTCCCGCAGTGACGAAAGTATTGGTGGCCGCTGAATATCGGAAGCCCATTGTTTTACTTTGCGGTATCTCTCCAGTGACAGATCCATCCGGAAGGATTATTTGTCCCTTGTGCTTCAGTTTGCAATTCTGCAACTGCCTCAGCCTGATTGTGTCGTTAAACAAAATGCCGCATGACGGGCAAGCCCATAGCGTTTTAGACTCTGCTTCGAACTCGCTGGCGCACTCTTGCCAACCAATCAGGTTTGACCTGTCTGGACTGATCCAGTCATCGCACGCATGACACGGGAACACAACCTCGCCTGCAGTGCCGTTTTTGAACTCCTGCCAGATCCGGCCCTCCTCGATTGTGACCGTTGATTCCAGATAAATCCGTGCCTGACCGCTTGCCCGGTATGCTCTGACACGCCCTTCCATCTGCTTCAGCTTTGTGGCTTCGTCGGAATTGCCGCCAGTCTGATCCAGGTGCGAAACCTCAGTCACCACCAACACCGGACCAGTGAATCCGGCTCGCTTTTCGTCACCACCTCCGGCCGTGATGAATTTCAGATTTGCACCGTTGCTGAATTGAATCAGTTCCGGCGTTCCACCCGCTGAACCGCCGCCTTTTTTAGGCAAGAAACGTGCGTACTGGCTCGCTTCAATCGCTGGCCTGATGTCGAGTTTCCACTTGTCGTTGGCCATGTCCATTGACGGAAGGCCAAACAAAACCGTCTGATTTCGCTCGAACAAATGATACAAGATCGGAATCACAACAAAGGCCAGTGTCTTCCCTGACTGCTGCGGTCCAGTGCAGGCGTAGCGGAACCAATTGCCCTCGTCGACCGCTCGGAAAAACAACCCATGTGCAGGCTGCCGACTGATCCGGAATCTCTGCCCGCTGTAGGGGCCATCGGGGAGGACGATTTCTTGTTCGGCAAAGACGGCCATTGACCTGTAGGGCTTAATGCAGACGACACGCTGATAGACCTCAGACAGTGCTTTCGCTGCTGGTTTCGCGTAATCACTCCAGGGTATCTGATGCTGCGGCGTCGTCATGTGCATAAATCTTCTCCAATCCGCTCAGCACCTCAGCATTCGCCTCTTCAATTGCCTGCCACATGTCCTGATTGCCCTGTCGTTTTACCATCTCTGCCAGCCTGCGATATGGCCCGAGGATTGCCTGAGATGCTTCCTCGAATGCGTCCAGTTTGACTATCTGGCCTCGCTGCTCTGCCAGCTTGATTTCCTCTTGCTGCGCCCTTGCGAGCCTGTACCGTTCCAGCCCGTCGGATGCCGTGCCAACAAGCAACTCGTCATCTGCCGCCGGAGTGACTGCTGCCGCTTCTGTTCTGTGATACCACCAGACGCAACCCGCGTAAATCTCAACGTGATTGTCAGGATCAAAGGCGGGAAACGTTGGATCATGCTTGCATTTTGTCAATGCGGGAGAACTACACCCCAAAATTCTGGCCAACTCAGCCTGATTGCATCGTTTTCGGTATCCCACGGGAGTAGTAACCTAGTTTCAGTTTCGAAAACACAAAAAAACAGGGATGAAGC